ATGCCGTACAGCTCCTCCATGGCCTCGTCCGGTGCCAGTGGTCGTCCCCGCTCCACGCCGAGCCGCCAGCGCTGGTGTTCGAATGTCTGGACGTGGGCGGCATAGAAGTCTTGCTCTGGTACGAAGGGGCGGCGGCAGGCGGTACGGGACTGCCTCCGGGAGGAGGCACAGCGCAAGCTGGACAGGGCGGAATACCACCTACGGTTTGACCGTCCACGTACGGCACGACTGTCTGCGGCCGACGAGAATGCGTTTCGCCTCGCCATCGAGATGCTGGGCGGCGAGCCGGCGAACGAGAGCACGGTGGACGTCGAGCCCGCAGCGGCGTCGGCGCGGTAATACTCGCCGTTCGTCGAGGTCATGATCGCGAGCGCGACGTCGATCGGATGTCGACTCACCTGCGCGCCGCCGCCCGTCTTCGGCACGGTGAAGCGGCTGACCTTCCAGTCGTTCAGCCGGTTATCCAAGAGGAAGCGCACGTCGCCGCCGGCTTCGAGCAGCCGCAGGCTGTTCATTCCGAGGCCGCGGTTCCACGCCTGGGCGATCACGGTGCGCAGCTCATAGACGCCACCCCCGCGGTTGGGTGCCTTGTGCTTCACGCGCAGGATCGCGCCGGCGAAGCTCACCAGCGCCTCGATCTTGTAGCGGCTCGTGCTGTCCAAATACGCCTGCGGCGTCTGCGGCGTGGTGCGAGCTGCGCCGCGCGCGCCGCTCGTCCCGCCCGGAACGCGGCGGTAGTGGTACAAGAACGGGAGCGCCATGAAATCGTACCAGTCGCCGCCGTTGTGCACGATGCGGATCCGGCGCTCCACGTTGCCCACGAACATCGGGTTCAGGCCGTTCGTCGCGATGTTCGGATCGATGAAGGCGCCGCTCGCGTCGGTGAAGTGCATGAACGGCGCGCCGCCGCCGTCGGCCTTCCAGCGGCCCATCTCGACCTCGCCGGTGTCGATCGTGCGGTCGCCAGCGGGCCAGTCGGCATCGTCGAGGACGTGGCCGACGGCCGTGCCGGTGTCGATGGTCGTGTAGAGCGCCGTGGCCGCCTGCTTGGCCGCGACGCGGCTCAGCGGCCCGCGCGCGCGGAGCGTCACGGTCGGCATGTCCTCGCGCGCGCCGGACGACGGTTCGATGGAGTCGAGGAAACCCTGCCAGAGCGTGGCGGCCGAGGGCGCGGTCGTGCGCCAGCGAACCTTGCGCGCCGGGAGCAGGTTGCCGTAGAGCGCGCCGGCGGCGTTGAACGATGCGAAGCGCCCGGAGACATTGAGCAGCGTCGCGATAAGCGTGCCTGGCGAGGCGCGCCCGGTGAGCTGCGAGGCGTAGTCCCTCCCCCTACGGCATTCGAGCGTGAGGAGGTACTGCGTCTCGTCCGTCCAATCGACGGCATTCCATTGGACCTCGATGAGATAGGTCGGAAAGATGCTCACGCCGTCACCGCTCGCGGGAAGGCGTCGCGAATGATGCGCTTGACCGTCTGCTCGAAGTCGAGCATTCCGTAGATGGGGCCGTTGAAGTTGATGGTCACCGCCGAGCGGCTCACAACCTCGCCGCGCTCAAGATGCGCCAGGCCGGTCCAGGGCATGACACCGCCGCCCTGGAACATCGGAATCCCCATAAAGATGTTCTTGGGGCCGGCCACAGCTTGAGCCGCCGAGATCAGACCAGCGCCACCTGTCGTTGCCTTGACGAGTTGCGATGTGCCAATAGCGACCTGCTGCCCCGCCGTCGCTGCCGGAGTGATCGCGGCGCCGATGCCACGGACCTTCTCGGTGGCCTCCGCAAGCATCGTCGCGGCAAGTGCCTTGAAGGCGGATGCAACGTCGGCGCCGAGCGCCTCGGCCGCGGACTTCGCCGCGCCCGCTCCCTTCGTGATCCCGGCGGCGAGGTCGGTCGGGATGGACAGGCCGATGCCCTCGATGTCCCCGGCACCCGCGATCAGGTTGGCGGGGATCATGCCGCCAACGCCCGCGAGCTGCGTACCAAGCCAGCTTTGCATCGAGTTCATGCCCGCGCCGAGGCTGGCGATCATGTCGCCGCCGACCTCGCCAAGTGCCGGGATGACGTTGCCGGCGAGCTCGCCGAGGTCGTCGACCAGGCCGGCGACCTCATTTAGCAGTCGCGGTGTCTCCCGGACCATGCCGCGAGCAAAGTTGCCGATGGCTCGCATCCCGAGGAAGTCCCACTCGCCGAGGCGGTCGCGGATGAAGCCAGGCAACATGTTGAAGAGGTCGCGTGCGCGATCCATGATCCAGCCGAACGCGCGGCCGAAAGCATCGGCGGCATCGCCCGCGCGGTCACCGACCCAGCCGAGCGCCTCACCGAGCTTGCCGAGGACTGCGGTGATCGCATACTGCGCGGCGCGGACGGTTCCGCGGATGTCGCCCCAGTTGCGCTCCCATGCAGTCTTGGCGAGCAGGACCGCCGCAGCGATCGCGCCGACCACGAGGATGATCGGCAGCATCGCCGCGAACATGCCGCCCGCCGCCGGCAGCACACCCAGCAGCGCGGCCTTGAGCCCGCCGAGTCCGGGGATGCCCATCGAGGTGAGGATGCCGCCGAACGCGCTCATGCCGACGGAGAGGCCCGGCAGCACGGCGAGGAATGTCTGCGCCGGTCCCAGCGCGGCGCCGATGGACTCCTGCCACTCTCCGATCGAGTCCTTGATCCGGTCGATCGCCGCGCTCGTGGTCTTCCCATACGTCTCGGCCTGCCCGCCGAACTTCGACTGTAGGGCGGCCAGCGCCTCGGCTGCCGTCGCGCCCTCGGCGAGTGTGACACCGAACTTCTTGAGCACCGTCACGTTACCGCTAACGACCTTGCCGACGAGCGTCGAGGCCGCCTCGAGCGAGATATGCCTCGCTCGTGAGATATCCATCGCCAGCGACTGCACGCCGAGAGCCGTAGTCACCGAGCCCGTCGCCTCGGTCAGGATTTGCAGCGACGCGCGGGTCTGGTCGTCGGCGAAGGCGAGCCGCTGTCCCGCAGAGATTCGTGCCTCGATGAGCGCGAGATTCTCATCCCAAGATGCGCCGCTGTTTTCGACGGCCTGCTGAAGACTCGCGACGCTCGCCGCATCCGCGGCGGCCGCCCGCGCCATATCGGCCAGCGCGCCGACGAGCGTGCCGGTGATGAGACCGGCTGCGGCCTTGGCGGCCAGGCCCAGCCCGGAGAAGTGCGCGCCCATCTTCTGCGTACTCGCGCCGGTCTGGGTCGCCGCGCCGGCAAGGACGGCACTCGCGGAATCTTTCGCCGTGAGCACTATGGCCAACTCTTGACTGGTAATCGCCATCAGGCGACCGCCTCTCTGCGCCGAAGCACGACTTCTCGGCGCATGTGGCACGCCTTGCAGACGGTGACGAGGTTCTCGATCGCGTTCGCCGTGACATGCTCGCCTTGGAACACCCGCCGAGGAATCAGATGGTGTACGTCGAGCAGGGGCCTAGGCTGGACGACGCCGCAGTCTTGACAGGTGTGCCTATCGCGCCGACGAGCTTTGCGTGCCTGGTCGTTCCAGTTGGGACCGTAGTACGGCATGCGCCCGCCGCGGAAAGTGCCGCTCGCGTCGGAATGCTCACGGACGAACGCGTACCAGCAACGCGTGCCACAGAACCGCTGAACAGCACGGACGGCAACCGGGCGGTGGCGGTCGATGATGAACTGCCGGCCACAGTGCAGGCAGGCCCGCGTAATCACCGGCTTCCAAAGCGCGGGGACCGGAACACCAGCCCTGGCCATCGAGAGAGCGCGCCGATGGTGGTCGCTCTTCACGATGCCGCGCAGGCGCCCGCTCTTCATCGTGTTGTAGCAGGCCATCGAGCAGAACTCATTGGTGCGCCCTGATGTTGCCAGCATGCTTGGGTAGACGTAGAAGTCCCGATGACATGCGATGCAGACTTTCGCTGCGCCTTTGCGTCGGCAGAGACCGAAGCAAATGAGCGAGCAGAATCTAGCCGCCGGTCGCTGCGGTTGGAATTCCGCGCCGCACTGTCGGCACAACTTAGTCACCGCCACGGCTTTGCTCCATCACGCTCGCCGCCGTGATCTGCATGACCCACCGCTTGACCGCAGGCGGGCAGTGCTCGGCGTCGGCCTGGTACGCCGCGTGCGCCCGCGCGTAGTCCCGCAGCATCTTGCCCAGCACGATCACGGCGTAGGGCTGCTCGAGGACGGACCCCGGAAACGGGAGCGCCCCGTACGCCTCGCAGAGCTCCGCGATCAGCCACTCCTCGGGCGCCCCTAGCTTCCCGTCGCTTCCGAGGTGCCGGTGGAGCGCAATGAGGTAGGGCGGGTGCTTGCGTCCGTCGGAACCGACAGGTCCAGAATCTCGCGCGCGGCCCACTCGGCCGTCCGGTCGTCGAGCTCCTCGGGCGCGACGTCGGTCCCGTAGGACCACTCGGTGATCCCAGCCTTGAGCAGCGTGAGCCTGTCATATGACGCGAACGGATCGGTCGCCACGGTCGCGTCGGACTTCGGCAGCTCGATGCCCGACAGGGCGCGCATCTGGTCCGTCAGATCGGCGAGCTTGGCCTTGCGCGCCCTGTCGAGCGTGAGCCAGGAGAGCATGCGGATCGTGATGTGCGCCCCGTCCTCGCCAGGGACTTCGAGGCGGCGCGTGATTCCGGTGACGACGCCCATCGTTCTCTCCTCTCTCTATGTCAACACGTTCGAGGCGTTGATCAGGACGATGTTGAGCAGGTTCGTCGCGTCGGTCGCGCCGACGAGCTTCATCTCGACGATGTCCTGACCGTCCTCCGAGCCGATGGTCTGGAGCGAGCCGCGCTCATGTTTGAGGAGCATATCGATCTGCAACTGCCGCGAGCTGGTCCCCAGGACATTGAGGCGCACCGCGCGCATGGTCTGACCGGCGGCCTCGGCGGCCGTCTTCTCGGTCGCGAACTGGCCGCTGCTGGTCTTGATGAGCATGCGCAGCGTGACATCCAGGTTGACCTCCTCGGGATTGAGCACGTAGGTCGTGAAGTCGAGGTCCGACCGACCGTCGAGGGTCATCTTCGGCGCGAGCCCTGTCTTGAACAGGACGTCCGCGCTGAGCAGCTGGGTCGAGATCAGCGTCGTGTTGAGGGTTGCCCATGTCGAGTCGATATGCAGCGTCGCGAGCGCGGCGGGCGGGATCTCGATGGTCGGCAGAGCCTGACCGGCCGTGAGCGTCGAGGACTGGATGCGCCGCGCGAAGCCGTCCGCGCTGAAGCGAAGCGGCTCGCCCGCGCGGTAGACGAAGCGCAGGGAGCGCAGCAGGCAGTAGGCCCACTCGTTGTCGATGTGGTTCGTGCCGTCGGAGAGGCGGCGCTCGATGGTGCGGCTGTCCGGCACTGGGTCGACGGCCAGCGAGCGCGCGAATGGCCAGGTGTACGGAGCGCCGGCGCCTTCGGCGGCCTGACCGCCCTTGACCGACATGCTCAGCCACTGCTGGAGCTGGTCGTACACGACCGGGCTCTCGGCGACGGAGAAGTCGGTCCCGCGCATGACGTGGGTCTCGTTGCCGGGGTTGGCCATGAGGATGCCCTTGGCGACCTTGGGGTGCGCGGGGACGCCTGTCTCCGTGAAGGTGATGCCCTCGCAGGCGATCCTCGAGGTCGCGGCGACGGCCGTGCCGAGCACGGTCTCCTCGCCCCACTGAAGTAGCTGAAGCGCGGTGAGTGCCGAAGCTGGCATCTTTACTCCTCCTTCGGCGCGCGCGCTCGTGGCGGCCGCCGTTCGCTCGTGTCGCTTGCGGTGTGGTCGACGCGTTCGTACCAGCGCGAGAGGTCGCCGTCATACGACTGGCTGAGACTCTCGAACTCAGAATCGTCGAGCTCGCGCCACGGGCCGATGCCCGGCGGCGCCTCCCAGTTCGCGGTCTCTGCTCGAGGAATCCATGTCATTTCCGTCATGCTCCTTTCCTCACGGTCCGACCGTGGCGCTCTCTACAAATGGCACGTCGAGGAACATTTCTAAGCCGATCGAGTGCGTCCCGCCGTACTCGAGATCGACGAGCGTGCTCGGCGTGCTGCCGCGGAAGACGATCGGGCCGCTGCACGCGCCAGCGAGCGTGAGGTCATTGCTGAAGGCGTCGACCCACTCCGCGAGGAACGCCGCCGAGATGTCGGCCGCGCGGTCCTTGTCGGGGTTGCCGCACCAGAACTGCGAGCGCACGACGTAGAGCTGCTTGCGTAGGCCGCCGGGCAGGTGCGACACCGACTGCAGCGCGAACGAGTGCAGGAAGGCCGGCGCCTCGGGCACGGCGTCGCGGCCGGGTATGTACTTGTACACGCGCGCGATCGAGAGCGTCTCGGGGTCGGTAATGGCGAGCGCACCCTCGACGGTCACGATGCGGTCGAGCGCGGCGCGAATCGTGAGCGCCATCAGTCGGCCGCCCAGCCCTGCGCGATCCGCTCAGCGAGGCGCGTGGCCAGGCGCGGCAGCTCACGCTGAATCTTGCCACGCGCCTTCCGCAGGAAGAAACGTCCCCGGATGCCGCGCGTGTGGATCGAGCGCGCCAGCGCGAAAGCGGTCCCCGGGGCGGCAATGTGGGCGAGCGCCGCCGGAGGTGGCATCTTCCCGGAGCCGGGCACGGCCGCCGGCCGGCGGCCGCTCTCCATGATGCGCGCGTAGGGGAGCGCCGAATAGATCCGCGCCGTCATCGGCATGACCTCCTTCTGGATGCTCGCCGCGAGCGCACCGGTGTCGCGCGGCGTCTTCTCGACGGCCGCCTCGTACGCGATATCGGCCATCTCGCGGATGAGCAGTCCCACCGGCGGCACGATGATGCCGGGACCGAGCTTCCGCTGGAGCCGCGCGAGCTTCTGCTCGTCCCAGACGGTGGTCAGGCCGAACTTAGCCACGGGACACCACCGGAATGTGGATAACTCGCTTGACAAGCCACGTAAGTAGACTAGCGTGTGGGCGATGATGGCGCCGGAGTACCGCCCGCTGATGCTGGCGCAGCAGGATAGGGCTTTCGCCGCGGCCGACCGCGCCGCATGGGCCGCGCGATTCCCGGCGCGCGAGTGGGCGATGGAGCGGAAGTACGACGGCTGGCGCTGCCTGGTTTCCGTGCGCGATCACACCGTCAGCGCATGGCATCGCGCGGGGCGCGACGCATGGGGTCAGCCGCGCTCCGGCCTGCCGTGGCAGCTCCCGCCGCACCTCGTCGCGGCGCTGTCCGGGCTCGACGACTGCGACCTCGACGGCGAGATGATGAGGCACGACCAGGCCGACGCGGCTCTGATCCTGTTCGACATCCTCGCCGCGGGCGCCGACGATCTCACAGCGCAGTCGTACACCGTACGCCGGCTCGGCCTCGAGGCTATCGCCGGCAGGCTCCCCGCCGGCGGACCCGTGACCGTCATCGAGACGGGCCGCCCCGACCCGGCGCTCTACGCCGAGATCATCGGGGCGGGCGGAGAAGGCGTCGTACTCAAGCGCGTCGCCTCCCCATACCGCGGCCAACGCTCGAATAACTGGGTCAAGGTCAAGGCCCGAGAGTCGTGACCGATGAATCGACTCGCTGAGCACCGCGCGCGACGGAAGATGTCCCAACAGACGCTGGCGGTCCACGCCGGCGTCACGCGGCAGACGATCGCGAACCTCGAAGCTGGGAGCGTGCCGTCCTACCCGACTGCCGTCCAGGTCGCACGCGCGCTCGGCGTGAAGCCGGAGACGGTCTGGCCCGCAGCGCCACCCTCGTAGCCTCATCAGAGCGCCGCCCGGCGGCCGTAGTGATGCACGAGCGACATGACGATGCTCTGCGCTTGGGGCGACGCGCCGATGACCGCCTCGACACCCTCCTGGATGCGCGTGGTCGCGCGGGGCGAGTCGGTCATCACGATGCCCGCGAGCTCCAGCGTCGCCTGCGCGACGACCGCCGGGACCGCGGGCCAGCCGAACTTTGCGGTCACGCTGAGGCGCGCGGTCGCGAGGAAGGACTTGCTCGACCAGGTGGGGAGGCGGATCGCGCGCCACGGCTGGGCCTCGGGTCCGAGATTCGCGTTCTGGGGCCATAGCGTGAAGTCGGTGTCGATGGTCCAGGCGGTCTCGTCGGCCACGCTGCCGTCCAGATCCTCGTCGAGCTTGACCACCAGGCCGGTCGCGGTGGAGATATCGTCGACCACGAAGGCGGGCCGGTCGTCCAGGCGCACCACGCGGTCGTACGGGTCGTAGAGGCGCTCGACGACGGCGGCATCGACACCAAAGAAACGATGGCACCGACGATCGACGTATCGGCTGACCGCGAGGAGCACGGACTGAATGCGAGTGTCCTGCGTAGAGACGGTGATACCGAACGCAGTCTTGTAGTCCGTGTAGACCGCGTAGCCATCCGTGATCGCCATCGCTCGTCACTCCTTTCCGCCGGCATAGGCCGGACGCGGGCAGGAAAACTAGTTTTTGCTAGGTCCTCGTCTTCGGTGAGACCTCCACGAAAGCCGTCCCGTTGTTCAGAAACTCGGCGCCGGTGTTCGTCTCGACGGCGCGCGTCCCGGTTGGTGTCGTGGCCGCCGTGGGCTTGGTGTCCGTCGAGAGGCCGGTGTAGAGGTATTCGGTGATCTTCGTGAAGTCCGCCATTACCTAGCCCTCCCACGCCGCAGCGAGATGCGCCCCTTGTCCGCAACGAGCTTCTGCGGAATCATCTTGTCCTCCGCGGGCTCGGCCATCTTCGCGCCCGCGTCGGACTCCGGCGAAGAAGGCGAGGCCGGAGCCGACGACGGGCGCGGGGTGAGCGGGTTGCGCGCGCTGATCCGGTAGCGCTCGGCCTCGGCCACAGTGACCTTCCCGCCGGGCGCGCGGAAGAGAAAGGCCGCCTCGACGTCGTTGTAGTCCACGACGCGCGAGCGGTCCGCGGTGAGCCCGAGGCGGCGGTCCGCGACGAACGCCGTCGCGGGTTCCGCCGGCTCGGGCTTGATGAACATGAGGCCGGTCACGGAACGGTCGCCTCGACTTCGACCCGCTCGGCGTCGCGGATGCGCCGGAGCAGCTCCATCGCGTTGATGTGCGGAGCTCGCAGGGCGCCGTACGCGCGCATCAGGCGCGCATGGTCGTCTTTGTCGAGGAGAATGTGGACCTCTGCGGCCTTGATCCGCTCGATGAGGTCCAGCGCCTTGAAGGCTTCGGGGATCTCGAGCTGCAGGCGCGTGTTGAAGAGCATCTGTTCGAGGCTCCCCTTCACGTCGAACGTGCCCTTGCTCGGGCCGTCCGGCGTCTCGACCGTGACCTCGTAGCCGGTCATGTCGAGACGCCACATGGTCAGCTTGTCGGCCACGATTACCCGCCGAACCCGACTGCCGCGTAGCAGGGGATGTAGCGGAGGTTCGCGCCGATCTTCACGATCAGCGCCTCCGTGGCCGCGCCGGTCGGCGTGGTCGTGCTCGCGACCGCGCCGTCGCCGGAGTTCGTCGCCAAGTCCGCGAAAGCGTCGAAGCCATTGGTCGAGGTGTGTGAGACCTTGATCGCGGCATCTACCGCGGGCATGCCCGACTGGTCGGTGTTCCGCACGAGGATGCCGTGCGTGGTGTGCGGGTCGACGTTCGCATTCTCGTCGCTGAGATTGATGTCGAGCCCGACGATGTCGGTGCCGACGTTGCCGTAGTTCTCGACGCGGATCATCAGGCCCCAGAGGGACACCGCCTGCATGCCCGAGTCGTTGCGTGCGTTGAGGTTCGCCGCGTTGACCCAGTTGATGTTCGTGCCGCGGTTGCGGGCCTGGGCGTCGATGCCGCGGATGGCGCCCTCGCTGGCCACGTTGCCGGTCGCGCGGTTGGTCGCGATGATCTTGAGCGCGCAGTCGGGGTTGCCGTCCCAGGTGGTGTCGGCCTCGCCCGCCGCGCGGTTCAGCTGGAGATTGAGCGCGCCCTGACGGAACGCGCCGGTGCCGGACTTGACTTCCTGCAAGATGCGGAAGCCGCTGGGGTTGTCGCCGCCGGCGTCCGCGAACTGGTAGTCAGGCGCGGTGCCGACGATGAGACCGCCGCCGATGACTGGCATATCGGGTTCTCCTTTCCTCTACGCCTTCATCAGATCGAGGTCACGGTACAGAATTTCGCGCCGCTGCGGACGACCATCGCCGCGCGGAGCGTCGCCCGCACGGTCTTCTCACCCTCGACGAACTGGGTGCCGGAGTAGCCGACCTCGACGGTCGCCTCCTGGCGGATGTAGAGGCCGGTGTAGGTGGTGTCGCCGACGACGCCGGTGTTCTCGGTCGACGCCTCGTTCGGCACGACCGGGAGGCCCCACAGGCGCAGAGCCGGCCCGCCACCGGGGTTGCCGAGGATGTAGATGCCATCGGCGGTCCGGGTGAGCACGAGGTCCTGCCAATCGTTCGAGTGCAAGAAGATCACGTTCGCGCGGCCGCGGCCGGTGACGTTAACCTTGGTGATGGCTTTGTGAATCGCGTCGAACACCGGGTCGGTGCCCTTGGCCTGAGTCTGGATGTCGGCGTGGTCGGTGATGCCCGCCATGTTCGGGGTCGTGCCGTTGCCCGCGTAGCACTGCAGGTCCAGGCGGCGCATGATGTCCTGGCTGAGCACCAGGTTCAGGAAGTCCTCGATGCCCGCGACGTCGTCGAGCTGCTCGTCGGTCACCGGGATGCTCGCGGGGATGCGCTCGACCGTCCGCGAGCGCCTGGTGAAGACGTACGCCTGCTCGCCGGCGAGGACGCCCTGCGCCTTCTCGACCGCGTTGTCGGTGTGCGTCGTCTCCTCCATGAACGTGATCGCCGACTGGGTCGTGCGGAACCGCGGGATGAAGTCGATGATCTGCGGGGGCCGAACCGCGAAGGGCGTGTAACCGGGGAGGTCGAGCTGCGTCGGCGCCCAGCCGCCGCTGCCCGCGCCGTCGGACTGCATGAGCGTCTTGACGTCGATGGGAATGGTGAACCTCGCGGCCTTGCGGTCGGCCTTGAACTGCGGCGAGTCGACGATGAGCGTGCCCCAGCCCTTGGCCATCGGCCGTCCGGCGCCGCCGGGTACGGGCGTCCCGCCCGAGGTGATGCCGTTGCGCTCGTCGAGCTTCTTGATCTCCTCGGCGGTCTCGACCGCGGCGAGGGCTGCGACCTGCGCGTGCTCGGCGTCGAGCTCCTTGCGGATGCGCTCGATCTCCGAGCCGAGATCCCCGACCTTGACGCCGAGGCCCTTGGCGAGCTTCTCGTCGTCGTACTGGCGGTCGGGGCCGGCGAGCGGGTTCTTGGCCGCGCCGAGCGCGTCGGCGAAGGCCTTGGCCCGCGCGTCGTAGGTGTTGCGCCGTTCGATGAGTGCGGCGCTTGGCATTGCGTTCTCCAATCAGACCGCGGCTCGAAGCCTGCGGTAGGTGAGTTCCAGGTCCGCGTCGCGGATGAGCCGCTGTAGCGCGGCCTTGCCGTCCCCGCTCTCCTCCCGGATCCCGCGGGCACGCAGCTCGCGCAAGGCCAGTGCGGCGTTGTCGAGCGCAGTCAGCGCGGCGTCCAGTGACGCGAGGTTCTCGCCGGATAGCACGCGCCCGTCCTTCTGGGAGGTGAGCGCCTCGATGTATACGATCGAGGCGGGCAGCGCCCGCAGAGCGTGCGCGACGTGGTCGTTGATGCGCAGGGACTTCGCCCGCAGCTCGGGCGGCTCCATCTCGGCGTCCATCATGTGGGCGGCGAGGTGGCGGTGGACGCCCGCGCGGTCGGCGTCGGGGATGTCCGCGCCGCCGCGGCTACCGTTCAGAACCGCGATGCCGGCGACGCAGCCGCGCACGTTCGCCGCGCCGACCTCACCGGATTCCGAGACCTGGTGATGAGGGAATCGGAACGCGGCCTTGGTGTCCGCGTCGCCTTCCTCGTCGATCCAGGCGTACATCTTCCGCAAGGTCGCCGCACCCGCGTCGCCGGCGAGGCGCGCGACCTGCGCGCCGGCGTCCCACTCCTCGTCGGTCGTCGGCGTGTCGTGCGGCGCGAGCGCGCGCTTGGCGTCGAGGGACTTCAGTCGTTCGGTCCTGGTTCCCTCACCGGCAGCCAACATGACGGGACTCGCCTCGTGGACGTCCAACCGCTTCAGGATGCGAAGGGCCTTCGGCCCGAATGCCGCCAACTCCTCAGGATTCGTCGAAGCTTCGAGCACCGAGAAGCCATAGGACCATTGCGCAATCGCGCCCAGACCCTTCAGCGTCTCGTAGTGAGCCCTGCCCTGAGGGGCAGCGAGGAACAGCTCGAAGTCGATGAATGCCTCAGTTTCGCTAGAACCAAGAATGCCCTTGCCAATAGGCAACTGATCGCTCCATGAGGAATGGCCATATGCAGACAGGGGCACTTCTTTGCCGTTCGGGAACGCTCCCTTTGCGGTTACGTCACCATCCTTATCCACAACGGGCGAAAGTGTGGCGATGATGGCCCTACCGAGACCTTCCGCTTCCGCTTTCCACCGGATCGGCACTGAGGCGAAGGACTTCCGCTGCGCGATGGCCGTGCTCACGTAGCACCCGCTAGTTGGGCTCGGCGGTTCGCCTTCCATTGGCGGTGGTATTCGCGCTGGGCACGGTCCGAGCATTCGTCGCAGTGCCGCCGCGCACCCTGGGCGCTCCGGAACGAACGGCCGCATGGACACTGTCTGTCGAGTGCGGACAAGAACGCACGCAAGGCCGAGGCCGCCTGTTCACGCTTCGGAGGACTCAGCCAATTCCACATCAGCGCGACAGCGGCCTGCACACGACCGAAGCCGCTGATCGTCAGCCGATGGTGTGGCTGACGACGCGCTCCGTCCAGCGCACTCGGGTACAAATGAGGACCGGAGAAATGCCCATCCGATAGCGCGGTAGCCAGTCGCCGGAGTGGCTCCGGCCGAACCTGCGCGACCGACAACGCGATGCCGTGCTTCCCAGCCCAGCGACCCGACAGAACAGTCTGAAAGCGAATGTTGCCCTCGCCATCGAAGAAGCCAGCGGCACACGCCAACTCTTCGCGATCGAGCACAAGCCGTTCCGTCACGTCAAGCGCAAAGCCTACCGAATGTCAAGGCCTCCCGTGACCGAAAATGGCCTCAGCGCATGTCATATTTTAGTGATACGGAACGCTCGGAAAGCCGCGTGGATATTGGCTTTAGCGCGATCCGTTCTGCGCGGCCAGAACCTGCGCCGTCGCCACCGTCGCCAGCTGGTCCAGAGTAGCCACCGGCGTCGGCGTCAGGCGATCGGCCGGGACTTCCAGAACGCCGGCGTTGAGCAGGTAGACGCGGTCGCGCGGGCCGATCGGCAGGTCGAGCGCGGCGCGAGCTTCCGCGCGCTGCTCGACGCCGGCGCGGACCAGCCGCTCGTGCTTCTCGGCGAACTTGACTTGATAATCGGCCATGATCGCGACGGCCGAGGTGTCGAAGCCGACCACGAACGACCGGCGCCGGCGCGCGTCCGGCTCGTATTCCGGGAGGAGCTGCTGGCGGAGCTTCGCGCCGAAGATGCGCTGCGTCGGGATGAGGTTGTTCTGCCAGGCCTGGTCGCGCAAGGCGTCCATCGTCGCGCCAACTTTTGTGGCTTGCAGTCCGGCGCCGAAGCCGACGACCGCGGCGGGGATGCCGAGCGCGGCGGTCACGCGCTCCTCGGGGATGTCGCGGATGTCGCCGAGCTTGAGCTGGTCGGGCGAGAAGCCGAACTGGTCCACCTTGGTCGCCGAGCCCATCACGAGCACGCCGCCGCGGCGGTCGCCGCCGTACTTGGCCTCGATCGCCGCCACGGTCTCCTTCGCATCCTCGGGGTCGATGGCGAGATTGCCGGCCGGAGAGAAGACCAGGCCGGGAACGCCCATGTTCTTCAGGATCGCGGCGGTGAAGCGCGCGGCCTCCTCGTCGGTGAAGATCTCGCGCAAGAGGCCGCGCAACTTCGAGCTGCCCTTGCGTGGGTTCTCTTGGTCGATGCCCTGGCGGAAGTGGATGACCTCACTCGGCGCGAGTTGTGTCTTGCCACCGGGGGTCGGCCAGTAGTCGTAGTGGGTGATGAAGTCCGCGCTCGACCTCGTGCCGTCCCTGCCCTTGGGTTCGAGCATCCAGTGCGGCGCGTACCACAGCTCCGTGACGCGGAGCAGGGAATCGCGGCGCTTGACGAGATAGCCGTTGCCGTCGATGTTGAAGCTGACGACCGCGCCCATGAGCAGCTCGACGATGTCGAAGAACGGGTTGGGCTCGTCGAGCAGGTCGAGCATCGCGTGCTCCTCGATGCGCTCGCGCGACGCGCCCGGCTGCTTTTGCCACATCGCCAGCGGCGCCTCGGGAAAGTTCGTCGCGATCCAGTTGAGGCAGGCGACGACGATGGAGTTGCCCGAGCCGTCCCCGACGAGGCCACCGTAGTTGCGCTCGTCGGGCAGGCCCACGAGCCGGCGCAGCATGCCGGAGGAGCGGCCGACGGGGATGAACGTTTCCTTCACGTTCCCGAGGGCGCGCTTCAGCAGGCCCATGTTCGCCTCACTCGAATCCCGCCGCGAGCCTGAACGCCCGCCAGGCCAGCCCCAGCGTTCCCGCTGCGCCTATCACGAGCAGAGCATACAGGACGAGCATCGCCAGCTGGCCCATGTCCTCGACGAATCCCCGCACGAGTCGCGCCGCGAGGAGCGCCGCCGCGCGCGCCGCCGCTGCGATTCGCATCCTCACGAGGCCAGCACCCGCCAGCGCTGCTTGGGTGGCGCGACACGCTCGGCCTCGAGGTGGCTGTTGGCCATCGCCGCGGCGACGAGCGTCTTGCCCGCCCCCGTCGGCGCCGACACGATCACCGACTGGCCGGCGGCGATCGCCTGGATCGCTTCGAGCTGGAAGTCGTCGAGGGTGAACGGGTAACGCGATTTGAAGCGTTCGAGCAGCTCCATCAGGCC